ATTACAATACTACGTATGTAATCATTGATGTACTTTACTATTGATTTAATATCATATCTGATGAGTTGAACTACAAAATCTTATTTTATTAGGTTCGTTATTACCTATTCTAAAAACCTTTTTAAAACCGCTTAACAGCAATCCGCGACGAGTAAATTTTGACAACACATGTTGTTGTTTTGTTTCGGTGATACAAAATTTGCGACTGCACGAGACAGGTCAAACTCGTTTAGTAGCATTTAGTCCTGTATTTTTATGTACAAGTCTTCAGGTTTGTGTGGAATCCCTTACGCGATTGCTATCGCGTAGAACGCACCTGCCTTCGGGCCAAATTTTTGCCTTAATTACTTATGTAATTAGTACGGCGAGTGGATTGGTTGATGCAATTATTTGCATAGTAGGACTGTTATTGGGACTGTACTATGTCTTTGTTATTATTGAGAGATTAACAGCATATCTCTTTAGTGAGAAAGATATAGTAGTGGAGAGTGGGTACGGGTTAGGTCGTGAGTATGACGATACACCTGTATACGGATTAGCTGGCGGGAAGAAAGCTGGCAAGAATAAGAAGAAAAAGGTTGTGATGGAGAACCAACAAGTTCTGGTGAATTTGAAGGGTTTGATATTCACACCGGAAGAGATGGTTTCTTATGATTTACCGGGTTTTGCACGGAAGTTGAGATGGGAAGATTTGTCAGGGTTGATGAATTCACTGCAAAAGACGATGGATCGTAAGAAAAGTTATCGGGAGGTACGAGATGCATTTCGGGCGATGAAAGCGAATTGGAATTTACCTGGTGGTAAAGACTGCATTGCAAATTTCATAATTGAAATGTATGGTTCGTCTGGAGCAGTATATTCTAATTTCAATGGTACAGGGACTCAGGTTTATGCCCATCATACATATGTGTATCACCCTGAGTTGCACTTAGATTATTTTGAAGGCGCAGTATGTGATGCTGGTGATCCAAACGTTTGTTATCCATATGATATTATTGTTTCTGAGAATACGTCAAAAAATAAACAGTTGTCTATTCAGACAATAAAATCAATATTGAAAACAACAAAGGACAAGGATCGGGATTATATTATGAATGTATTTCGCAAGAAAACAGAAGTTCCTAAGAAGTATGAACCCGGTTCTATCAATTGGGTCGTACCATTTATTTCATATGATGCTTTAACATTAAGGTATAATGATGAAAACAAGGACTTTTGGAAGACACTCAAGGGTAAAATGGAAGGTTTGCGTACACGTATTTTGAATTACGTAAGTAATTTCCTAGAAATACGTGCACTAACCCCCTACCGTAGAAAGTGTGTTTTGAGAAAGATGAGTGATTATTTTAAGGAACAAATGCGTTCACCTGAAATTCAACGCTTGTTTGTGCAAGGGGTTCCAAAGAAAGAAATTATTGAGGAGGTGTTTAATGACAACATTACACGAATGAGAGTGATTGCATTACAATCGGATGAAGTTGGGACAACCAACGAGAAGAACAGACAGAAAAGGGAGGTAAATCGTACAAGAGATCGAGATTATAAGTATGGTTTTAATGTTGAGGCCGGGTTTTTTGCTCCGTGGTTGACTGCAGCTGTCATGCTTGTATTGACGATGTATAATCTGAACTTGTGGTGGGAACGCATGAAGTTTGAAGGTTTGTTTTTGCGAAGAGTTGTTCGATTGTGGTTTACACCCTTTTATAATTTATATTTGTTTTATAAGCAAGAAGGGGATTGGAAATTGAAAATCTTGTTCAATATCTTTTTAGCAAGATCAAGGTTGTCCAACCATTATACTATGACTATGTATTTGGAGGGTACAGCGTTGAGTATTTTACACAAAAGAGTACCAATCAATACTGAAACACAGTATATGGCAATTTCATATGGTCGACTTGTTAGTATGGCGTGTTCATCATACTTTACATCTCAACGAGTTCCAACAGATTTAAATAAAATTCAGAATCACGAATTGAGGCAGATGGCATTAGAGGTGTTCATCAGTAGCATGTTGGTTAAGTTTGATGCAGCATATCAGGATTATGTTTCATCATACTATAATCTTGGATTGTGTATGCCAACACCTAGGAGTCGTATGGTTTATGAAGATATTTTGAGACGAACTGTTGAATTCGCACGAGTGCCAACATACACGGAGGTTTTTCACGCAATGATAGAATTTGGTATGAATCCTGCTGATAGATGGATACTAGGTAGATTGTTATGTAATTTTCCAGGTTCCATCTTTATTACGTATGATCATAAGTGGAGAGCATACAATATCCATGGGGATATAGTCCATGTTGGGCATGATGAACCACTTATTAATTATATATTGGCAAATACACTGGCATACGACTGGGCGCATAATTTGTTGCCACCAGCGGCCGATCCCCAGACGCGTGTTGTTGCATATCTCAATGATGTTAATGTTGAATCGTTTATACAAGTGTTGGCTCACAATCGGCAGGGTGATAGAATTACACGTGAGGACTTTGAGGAACATCGAAATGCTTTTCGTCACTGGCATCGTTTGACGTGGGCTGATATTGCGGGCCGAGTTGAGGAGTTTAATCGAACTCTTGAGCCGGCACAAGACCAGGAAGGTGAGCCAATGCTTCCAGTCCTTGCTGATACAGTGGTTGTTGAATCGGGTGGTGTTGAAACACCAATATTCCAACCAACAAGTCAACGAGAACTTGAGAACGTGCGTGCACAGGCAGCATATTTGGATGAGTTGATGAGTAATGTTTCAGATGGTTATAGTGTTCAAACTTTTGTAGATGTAATGGACAGTACACGTTCACTACTCGATGGAGATTGGACCATATTAAATTTTGAAGCTATGTGTTTTTACAACATGGAGAACATGGTAACAACTTATATGAACCTTGCACCCTTACATATTACACCCGCTATACATGAATCTATGAACCGAAATGCACAGTATGGTGTTGAGGGTCATCGTGTTATGATTTCGCGTCGTAATTGGAGGTGTGAACGTGCCATTGATTTTAAGTCAGTACCCAATTATCTTGTTCACCAATATTACACAGACAGACGTGCTTACAACAAGCATGAATTGCCCAAGTTGTTTGTGTCAGATGTCCGTAAGGTTTTTGACCATTACATGTGGTCGTTTCCGGAGGGTTGGTGTGAACATTTTGATGGGGAATTAGAATCAGGAAGACCTCATGTTGGTACTTTTTTGAGTCCCCGTGGTAACCTAGCTACTCCAAATGTCACTGTGATTGGACGCCGTGAGGATAACATTGACCTCTATTTGTGGGCGCGCGACTTGGTGCTAGATACAGTACAATCATTGAGGAAAATTAACACAACCATTCTTTGGTTTATTTTAAGTTTTTTGATGATTTTGCGATTGTTTTACCCTATTCCAACATGGTTTATTCGTGTGTTGTTTGTGGCATTGTATTGTTATGATAGGGAGACTTTTCATACCCAATTCGCACCCAAAATTGTAGCAACATATACTGGTGTCCGTAACACACTTGAGCGTATATGGTTTGGCACACGCCCGCGTTCTAATATTGACATTGTGGCAGATTGGGTAGCCTTTGTTACAAATCCTACAAGTCATAAACTTGATTCTGAAAACAAGCTTTTCATGACAAATGTGATTATTGGTTACAACTCAATTAAATCATATTTGGCAGGTAATAGAGATGAGTCATTTCGGCACCTGAGCTACTTACTTGCCACTGAACCTGAGTTAATTGTGTCAATCCTTACCTCTTTCACAGGGTTATTTTCAAAGAAAAACATTGTATTAGAAGCTGGAGGGTACAACGAGTTGTACACGGCGATTGCTGGGATTTTAGCGGCAAAAGGTGTGTGGAAGATGAGTGATGCTGATATCCGTAGATGGAATCAGATAGGTTCGCTTGTAAATCATGCACAGCGCACAGCAAACCAAGGGTGGACGATGGTTGAATCATTTATTACGATTTTGTCTATGGGTATTTTTAGCATAGACCCTTTCGACAAGGGGTACCAATTGTATGTTAAAAAATTACTTGACTTGAATGCCGTTATGGATATGTATAACAACATGGATTCCACTCTGCGGTGGCGCAAAGAGGTTATTGAGGAGTTGTTGCGAAAACATGAAGAAGTGTTGAAATTGATGGGAGATGTTAAATTTGAGAAAGCAATTCCAAATTTTATTGTTTCACGTTTTATGACTGCATTTGGTAAATTCGATAAAATCCGACAAGAAGTTAACGAGTTTATTTCATCAAACAGAGATAGAGCAGAACCTGTTTTTGTTATGTTTTGTGGTCCCCCTGGTGTTGGTAAATCAACAACTATGGAGTTGGTTAAACAATATTACGTTTATTTTAACTACCAATATATGGATCCAAAGACTCGAGAAGAATTGCGTGTTCCGAAAAAGTTTGACAACACATTGCAGTTTGTTTATGATGGTTCAGAATATTTTGAAGGTTACAAATCCGGTGACCCAGAAGCACCTGCGATTATGATTGTCATTGTTGATGATTTTTGTCAAAGTAATTCTGAAGATGAGAAACGTAAACAGGTTATGTTTGTTTTCCGAGCCGTAAACAATGCTCCAGCAAGTTTGAATATGGCATTTGGATCAAAAGGGAATGTTTACTTTACGTCTCCCGCCGTTATTGGATCAACAAATATTTTTAATGGAGGTTTTCCAACCACACCAGAAGAAGTCGCTATGTACCCAATTCCACTTGGTGTGCATGATCCGGCAGCATTCTTTAGAAGGGTTGGATTGGCAGTTTATAGGGATGAAAAAATTGGACCTGATGCCAACATTAATGATTTACGTTGGACAGTTCAGCAATGTGTTCGATTTCCAAATATGGTCGGAAAAGATCTAACTGCAGCCGAGATAGCTAAGTTGATGTTGAGAATTAATGGTGTTAATAAATTACATCAAAATGCACTGAAGGTCTCTGAAGAGTTATGTCAAGAAGAATTAAATAAGCCATTCAATGTAGAATCAGGGCGAATGAATAATAATAACAGAGAGGAGGAGGAAAGTGAAGAGGAACCAGCTGGGATTATTGATCCCGAAGAAGTTGAATTGGCAACTGCACCTTCACCATTGGAAAATTTCCAAAGGATGGTTAAAGATGGTATTTACCCATGGTTAAAGAGTGAGTATGCGTACGCTCTTATTGGAATTGCGGTTATTTTATTTGCATATCTGTTAATCAACAAGATTAGAGGTATGTGGGGTAATGATGCAGAGGAAGTGGTGGCTGAGGCAATGCACACTAGTTATACAAAGAAAACCCCAGGGATTAAAAAGACAAAACAACTCCGTGTAGCAAAAGCGTTCGAAGCACAATCTGGTGAAAACTTTGATCTTAATTCTATTAATAAAATTACACATGACATGTGTACAATAGAATACCAAGGTTTTCTACGTGTGGACACTAATAATGTGGGAGCAAGGTCTGTCTTTGAAAAATCTGGTCAGCTTATTCATTTACGCGATGGTATATTTCTCACCGCACGACACGTTATGAATCGTTTTGTAGATTACATGGAAGATGAAAAATATGTAATCTGTGTTCGGTTGACAACACCGCATGGAGTTTTACGTGTTCGTGATGTAGTGATTGATTATGCCTTTATGAATCTTGCTGATTTGTGTGTGTTTTCGTTTAAAAACTGGAAATTTAATTTGCCAGCAGCACAAATTAACCGACTTGTTGATGCTGAAAAGTATCCTGCTCTTGAAACGGGATATCCTTTGTGTGTTTCAATTCGATCAAATGAACTTGTTGAGTATCATAATGTCTTGTGCAATGAAAAATTGTCTCCGTTGACTTATGACGATGATGATGGTGTGACTTACGTGTTAAAACATTGTCTACGATATGAGCCGAAGACACGTTCTGGTTGGTCGGGGGGTGCTATTACTTGTCCTGATAAAAACAAACAAATGGTTATTATTGGTATTCATACAGGTAAGAAGGATGGAAAAGTGAGTGTAGGCATGGCAATTAGTAGGCAGATGGTAGAGTATGCAATAGACCACATGGATAACCCAGGTGGGCGTGTAGAACCAGAAAGTGGTGTGCCCGAAGGGTTGAAGTGTGGAACGGTTACAATTCCCTCCATATATCCCACTAAGACAAACATTCGACAAGGTCATTTGTATAATGCCTGGCATGCTAGTAATTATATACCAGCAAAGTTGAAACCATTTGTTAATTCAAAGGGGGATGTAATCGACCCTTATGAGGTCGCCTGTAGTAAATTACCACTTGAACATTTTCGAGTGACGTTGAAACATGAGCGCCGTGCACACAATTATTTGAAGAAGTGTTATCCAGACAATGATACAGCACGATTACTTACATGGCAAGAGTGTGCTGAGGGTGTGAGTGAACTTGGAATTCGCCCTATTAACTTGGGTACATCTCCTGGGTATCAACCACATCTAGTTAAGGTGAAAGGAAAAGCACAATTTGTTCAAATGGTTGAAGGTAGTTATGTGATTGATCCAACATTTCTCAATGAACTGGAAAGTATAGATGTGAAACTTCGAGGAGGTGGTGAACATGAGTTTTTGTTTGCACGTGCATTGAAAGATGAGTTACGCCCAAAGGAAAAAGCAGAAATGGGGAAAACTCGATTGTTTTTAGCGGCACCAATTCAACTTTTATTTGTGATGCGTCGTTACTTTCAAGCTTTCTTTGCTTATGTTCAAAGTCGACATGTTGAATCCCCTTGTGCTGTTGGAATTAATGCACACTCCATTGAGTGGGAACTACTGTACAACCGACTTAACATACATAAAGGCTCTGTTATAGCAGGAGACTTTGCTAACTACGACGGCACACTACCGCAAGATGTCTTATTGTCTACGGTTAGGTTTATTAACAACTGGTATAATGGTTCTCAAGTAGACGATGAGGTTCGGGTTAAGCTTATTAAGTATATCACAGAATCTCACCATGTCAATGGATACGACATCTTTCAAGTTATGGGAGCTATCCCATCAGGAGTTAGTGGAACGTCATTTTTAGGGTCTATACCTCAAGTGATTATGATGTGTGAGATCCATTTTGGTTACATGGATATAGATGAATCGGGGTTTGAAATGACTGTGTATGGTGACGACAATGTAATTACTACCCGCAAAAAAGGTTTGCGAACAAAGGATTATGAGGTTCACTTTAAACATTTGTTCAACATGTCATATACACATTGGTCTAAGGAGGAAAAAGATGAGGATGGTACAATGGAAAATATAAATTTCTTGAAGCGAAAGTTTGTGAAGCGTGACAATGATGGTCAAACTGTTGTTGCAGCACCAATGGAATTGACGGAGATTCTTGAAATTGTGTATTGGAGAAAGAAAAATTTGACTTGTGATCAAGCACTAATTGCACAAATTGAAGCAGTTGCAATAGAATTGTTTCACCACGGTAGGGATGTGTTTGATAAATATCTGGATATGATATTTTCTGTTGCAAAGAGACGATGTCCACTCATAGTGGAAACACTTCGCAACAGGGTGAAGAGTTATGACCAATACAGTGAAGCCATGTATGGGTCTTATGGTGGCATCAAACAAGTGTTTGATGATACGGAGGCGTGGTGACCTACCATTTAGGTCTAGTCGATAGACGATAAACTATAAAGTAGTTTTATTCCTGAAACAAATGATCAAAGACAATTTTCGGAGCGCGCTGTTAATGAGCCAACTCCAACTACTCAGCATGAGCTGGGTGACAATTTAGATGTTGCACCTCTAGATGGAAGTGCATTCATCTCAAGAACGTATGGTGTCACACATCAAAACTTCAATCTTGAGAAGTTTACGTTAGACAACGTTTTGAAGAGAGAGTACCTAATTCATACTGGTGTATGGAATTCTGCGTCTTCTGGTTCTCAGATAGCATCACTCCGTTTCCCGGAGGTAATGTTTAATCAGAAATTTCTACGTGAGAAACTTGAGGATTTTCGATATTTTAGGGCTGGGTTGAAGTTTACTATTAATGTAATATCGAATAAGTTTTCTTACGGGAAATTGATGTTTGGATGGCTTCCAATGGGATTTATCACTGGTCGTGAAAGTGATGCTAATCATGGTGCTAAGGGCATGTATTGGATGTCAGGTCTTCCTCACGTTTTGGTTTCAGCTTCAGCTGGAGAGGCAGTTACTTTTACTGTCCCCTTCATTTCACCGAATCGTGCAGTCGCGCTTGATACTTATTTGCTGGATGAAATAGGTGTTTTGAAGGTCTACTGTGTAAATCCGCTAAAAACCACTGATGGTTCATCTCCACAAGCGATGTACACTATTCGTGCAGAGTTTGTTGATCCTCAAGTTTATCTTCCGGGTACAAAGTTTACACTTGAAAGTAAAAATGAGGCAGATGTTAAGACATCAATGGGAACAATTAGCGATATCGCTCAGACAGCAAATGCAGTTAAGTCAATTGTGAAAAACCCCAAAAATGTGGCACCATATATTGATTTTATGGAAGGTGCAGCAGGATTGGCATCAGACTTGGCAGGACTCGAGAAACCAATGACACTTGATCAAACAACCATTATTAAGGCTTTACCGTTTGGTGATCATCCTTATGGACGTGGTGTCTCGTTAGACCCCAAATTAACAATGGATCCAAAGTGTGAGATTGGAGTACAACCTATTGGTCCGAAGCCCATAGATGAAATGGAATTGACAACTATTGTGGGCACTCCCATGTTGAAATCAATCAAACTTGTGCACGCTGCAGATCTAAACAGTCCAATTTTGTTAGACAAGTTGACACTTGATGGTGAAACATATGGTTCGTTTGTTGGTTCTTTCTTCAAGTTTTGGCGTGGGTCATTGAAATATTATTTTAACATAACTGCTTCATTGTTCCATTCCGTTCGGCTTGTATTTTATATTGCACACAAGGGAACCCAAAAACCCGGTGATTGGATGAATTGTTATCACAAGATGGTTGATGTACAAGCAGACACTGAAGTGATGTGGGCATTTACCCAGTTGAACATTCACTTTAATCGTCAAATTGGGGTTGACCCTCCTTATTACTTGTACGTCATACCTATCGCGTTTAATCAACCTGACATGGGGCAGAACTCTCCAGTATATATTAATATATATTGCGCTTGTGATAGTGACGTGCGTTTTTCAGGTTACATGGATCGGGAGGTTGTAGTTGAGTCAAACCCTCATGTAATTTTTGCCGAGCCGTTCGAGATGTTCGCTCCTGGGATGACTGGTTACCACACCGAGAATCTCACAGAGGGTGAGACTTACACACATCTGAAGGATATTATCTTACGAAAACATCCGGACGAATATGTGGGGCGTGTTCCTGTTGAGGCGGTACAGTCTATGAAAAACAATATGGTGTCATGGGAGAAGTTTGGATGGTTGTTTTTGTTCTTTCGTGGCTCTTCTCGTTTGACATTGTTTTTCAAAGCTTCAAACGTGTTTGATACTGTTGCGTGGTGGCAGGGACAAACTGAAGATTATTATCTTGGTTATGATGTGTCCACAATGCAGAATCAGTACTTGAGTTTTGAAATTCCATGGTACGAACTTTCACCCTTTCAGTATGTTAAAAATCACAATGTTGATTATAAGAGGTGGTTTAAACATACTTCTTCAACGTCTTTATTTCTAAGTCGTTCTGCCGGAGATGATTTTACATACTTCGGCCTAGTCCCCCC